AGCGGATTTCTGAGCGTGAAAACTGGCCGAAAGCCGCGAGGCACTAGGCGTTGAGCCTGATCCGTGCGGCGTCCCAGGCTTTGATACCATAGATGCGTAAGTTCTTGATTTTACATGGCAATATTCTATCCCCAAATTTCCGCCAATATATCCCAAAAACTAACCAATCTCAGCACGCGTGAACCTGATGTCCGTAGCGCCCTTGGATATATTCAATCGCGGGTTCAGCTTCGCAATAAAAAGGGCTTCCATTTTGTGAAGGTTTGATTTGTGGCATTCGATCACATGATAGGAATCAAACATCTTTGAATACTCGCCGCGGGTGTGGTCGCCAATACGTGCATGACAGTTTTCCGACTGTCCAACGTAAACGACAGACCCTTTATGGATCAAAAAGTAAATACCGCACTGGATGGCGAACCGCTGGGACAGGGCGATAATCTCTTGCTCATCAGGCAGAGACTCGATCAGCTTCATGGCTCGCTTGTGTAGCTGCGTAACGATGCCTACCCGATTCTTATTGGCGGCCTCTGCGTAACGGAGTGCGCGCTCTTTATCGGCCCCCAAGTAAACCTCTCGGCCGGTAGAGAGTTTGTATCGGTAAGCGCCTTTCGAAACGTATAGGTTGGTTGGCAGATCATGAATTCTTGGGCGAGCCATTTTGTCTCCTGTTTAGATTATGCCACGTCGATCCACTCGGCGCCCCGGCTGTCACGGTAGAGCGCGGTCATCGCTGCCGACTTGTGGCCGAGCAGTAATTGCGGATCTCGGCCTTCCGCGGCGTGCAATCTGGCAGCCAGTGATCGCATCTCGTGGAATGTAGGCGGGCTCGCTCCGAATTCTATGCCGGTGCGGTCCCGCGCTGCTGCAAATGCGCTGGTCAACGTGTCCAGCATGATCGGCATTCCCGGCGTCGCGCGACTCACGGTGCGGCTGTGATGCACGAGATGTTTGGACACTACAGCATCCCGGCAGGCTTTAACCACCTCGCCCAGTTCGAGCCCGAGCGATTCCAGGCGCAGCTTCGTGCTGATTCGCAGCCTGGCGCCGGTCTTCGCCTGAATGATGTGCAGATGCTCGTCATACACGTCCTTGAACAGCATCGCCGCGATATCGTCACGGCGCTGGCCGGTCAGTACCGCAAGCTCCATTGCCCGCTTCAGCCAAGGCTGCTTGGCCTCCGCGTAGATCGCATTCCATAGCTCCAGGGTCAGCCGTTCGCGCTTGACCTTCACCTTCGCGGCCCGTGTCACCTCGACCGGGTTGTCATTCCGCCATCCAGCCGCTATCGCCTCGCGCATCACGTCGCTCAGCAATGAGCGCATTGCCCGTGCCATCTGCGCCTTGCCTTCGTCCGTGAAGGTCTTCAGGTAGCCTGCAACCTCAAATGTCCCGAGCTTTTCCGTGTCATGGTGCCCAAGCGCCTCGCTGAGACGATTTAGCCTCATGCGCACGGTTTCCTTGCTGCGGTCGGACACGTCGCGCTCTGCGTAGAGCTTGCGGTACTCGTCGATCCATTCCGAGAACCTGCGGGCCGGCGCGGCTGCTATACGCTCAACCAGGGCCGGCTGCATCTTGGCGCCGGCATGATTGGCGTGCACAGCCTCCCGCACGGCCTGCGCCTTGTCTGAGCCAAGCCCGTACCACTTTCCTGACAGCGGGTCACGGTAGCTGTAATAGGTGGCGCCGTTCCTGCTATCCTTCTTGCGGTACAGGTTCGGCGGCAGGTCTTTCGAACCGGTCTTACGCGGCCTTGGCGCCATGTCGATCCCTCGCGATGCGCCCGGCAAGCGTGCCTGGCTCGATGTACTGTGCGTCTGGCTCAACATAATAGCTGCGCCCGTGCTTGACCGGGGCGGGGAAAATCTTCGCCTCCCGCGCCCATCGCCGCAGCGTGTTGAGCGTCGGCACCGGATCGAAGTTCGCTTCTGCCCATTTCTCAAGGCTCAATTTCATCTCTCACCCCTCCAATTCCCGGCAGCCGCAGTAACTGCAACGCTTGCCGATGACATTCTTCACGCACACGTTCGTGCGCTCGCCTTCTTCCTCTATCCAGACTTCCATGCGGATTCGCTGCATGTCGGACTTGGCGAGGATTTCAAACTGGCGCTTCTGCTCCTGCTCCGGCAGGCGCTTGAATGATTGCCACAGGCTCATGCTCACCCCTTCACCGTTACGCCGGCTGCCTCAATGGAGCGCCTTGCCTCTGTCCGGCCAATCACCCAATACCCGTCTTCGTCAGTTCGGTAGGCCGATGCCAGGTCAATCACCAACTCACGTCGCGACGCCACCCACACGTTGGCCATCTGCTGCTTCATGTCCTCGAACTGATCTAGGAACGGCTGGCGGTCCCACCACGCCTCGAACTCTGCTATCGCCTTGTCTGTGTGCATGTCTTTCTCCTGCTGCGTGTGGGGTTAGGCGGCGCACTCAAGCGCAGGCCAGAATGCAAAGTGCTGTTGCAGCCACGACCGGAAGCTGTCCATTTCCAGTGGACTTGTATCGCTCCACCCTGGAGGCCATCCCATCAGCCACTCGTGGTTTGATGGGCTCGGCTTTCCAAAGGCCGTGACGAAATTCCGCGCTGACGGCCACTTCTGCATGGATGGCGCGGCGTAGTTCGCTTTTGTCGTCGGCGTATGCAAGAAGCCAATATCGTTCCCGAATGTGGTCAGCACCCAGGTCTGCCGCGCTAAGGGCAAGAAGGTCGGCCTTGTAACCCATCGCGCAGCAGTCGGCAGCCGCTCGTTCGACAGCCCTGGCGCTGACGTTTTCCGCAAACACAAACCAGGGAGTTGCATCTGCCACGACTCTCCGCATCTCCGGCCAAAGGTCGTCCGCATTGTTTCGTCCAGCTGCGGCAGTGCTCTCGATTTGACAGGGAAAGCCGCCAGATACGATGTCAACGCGTCCTCGCCACGGCCTTCCGTCAAATGTTCTGATGTCGTCCCAGATCGGGAAGCGTGAAAGGCACCCGTCTTTTTGCCGCTGGGCAAGAACTCGGCGACTGTGCTCTCGCCACTCAACGGCGCATATCGTCCTGATTCCAAGCAGGTGAGAGGCGAGGATTCCTCCTCCGTCTCCGGCAAACAATGCCAGCTCATTCATGTGTTCCTCACGGCAATAGAAGTGCATCCCCGCCGACTCTCGCCGGCAGGCTGTGTGTTTGGGTGGGGTTAGGGGGTTAGGCGCCGGCTCGACGATCAAGCCAGTCGGCAACCTCGATGCAGGCTTGGGCCAGTTCGCGCAGCTCGCCGCTGTCGTAGTAGGTCTTGACGTGATCGCCGCACTCATCGACGGTCATGCCCTTCATCTCTCTGCTTTCTGCTCGAACTGTAGGACCGAAGTTGCCGAGAAGCTTCATCCACGCCTTTGCTGATTCACTGATATCTCTATCGAATTCGAACGACATATCACGCCTCCTTCGCAGCCATGGCGGCTTCTCGATACACGTCAACCCGCTCTGCAACCTTCTCGGCATAGCCGCCGTGGCAGTTCACGATAGAAACGAGCGTCTCGGCTTCATGCACTCCAGAGGAAGCCCACCGATACCGCTCCGCATCCTCCCGCAGCCTATCCCGCTCGGCGGTCACGGCAGACAGGGTGGCGCTGAGCTTGTCGAAGTAAATCCGCAGGGTGAAGGCATAGTCGGCAAGGGTGTCCCCGACAGGTTCTAGGTACCGCTCCAGTTTCACCGTGCTGACTTGGCGCTGTGTTTCGCAGATCGTGTGCAGCGTGCGGAGCGGTGCGCGGCGGGCCAGTTCAGCTAGCGTATTCATCAGGCGCGCACTGCTTACCCCTTCCGCCTCTGCGGGCTGGGCGCGGCGTAGCGCATCGCAAACATCGCCCCACAACACAGCGTCCCGATGCGGGTCCAGCTTTTCTTGAAGCTGTTCCAGCAGCTCCCGATCAACCAATACCTTGCTCATTCGACTGCCTCCAGCGCCTTGGCGGGGTAAATCTGCACGCTGTTGCGATGCGCGCTGCTCTCGACTGCGTAGCCCTCTGGCGTCTGCTCGGTCGAGTACCAGCCAACCACGCGGCCTTCCCACTCGCTGCCGGTGGACTTCTTCACGAGGTCGCCCATGCGGAACTTGCCTTGCGGGTTGGTCTGCGCGTGGCGGGCTACTTCAACGACGCGCGTGTCGTGCTCAGGGCTGGCCTCGCAGAAGCGGAACCACGAATGACTGCAAGCCATCCAGTCGCCTTCCCCAATCTCGCGCCACTGGAATTGATATACCGGCTCCTTACTCTTCTGCGGTGGTAGGTTACGCAGGCACTCCGGTACGTACTTCATGCTTTTCCCCTCTCAGATCCAGCTTTGTAGGCCATCCACATATCGGGGTACGAAAGCGCGATGCCTTGCGCAAACTCAGATTGGCAGTAGTCACCCACAGCAGCGCCCCAAATAACGCCTTTCGGCACAGGCCAGCGCGCTTCGAAGTCTCGGCGCAACCGAGCATCGAGGGCTGCTTTCTCTATCGGGTCAAGCTCATCCTGCGCCGCTGCTTCCTCTACTGCCGCCTGCCCATCCCTGAACCCCTGCGCTGCGGCTGTGGCCATTTCGACGGCGGTGTAGGTGTCGGTGGGCTCGGGCTGCTGGGATAGGGCGTCCGCTGCGTTCAGCACTTCGGCGGTCTCAACTTCCCACGCCTTCTGCTCGGCTTGCAGGTGATCTTCGTGATAGTGCTGATCCGGTCTCAGTCGCCAAGCAGTGGTCAGCAACCCGCGCAGCCTCTCGTTCTCAGCCTTCGCAGCCCCCAGCTCAGCGCCGATCCGCCCGGCTACCTTCAGTGTGTCGTTCATTGCTCAATCTCCTTGATTGTGGCCAGCGGCAGGCCGCTCATTGCCAGTGGCTCGTCGTAGCAGACGCCCATCATCTCGTGCCATTTGCGCGGCTCGCCGGGTTTGATGACGCCCTGGTCGTGTGCGCGATCCCATGAAAGGCGATGCCGGATGACCTGATACAAGTCCCACGCAACGCCATCCTCTCTGCGCTTTGTGGCCTCCGGCATCAGCGTGTTCGCCAGGCGCTGGATCTCGTGCCGTGTGGCGTGGACCCGCTCCCAATCGCGCCGGTCGTAGAAACCCGGCAGCCGCTCAATGGCGTGGTCGATCTGGCCGATCTTGATGCGGGCAAGCAGCTCGCACGCCTCTTGCAGTTCTGCGGCCTGGCGCTCGGTTACGGTGATCGTGTAGGTGCGCATGGCGCCTCCTTGGGCGGCTCCGGTGGGCGGCAGCGGAAGCAGGCGCATTGGCCGATTCGCTTGCCGTCTGTGCGGCAGAAGATTGGTGCGTTCATTTGTGGGTAGCAGTCAGGATCACGACGGCAGTGCTCGTGCCGGCGAATTCGTTGTCGTAGATGCGGGAGTAGTCGTGGGCGAAGCCCGGCAGCAGCTCCTTGCCTTTGGCGCTGGCCGGCAGGATTGCCACAAGGCGGCCGTCCGGTTTGAGCAGGGCTGCGGCTGCCCCTAGGTGTGCCTGCCAGCGGCCTTCGCTGAATGGCGGGTTCATCACGATGCGGTCTGCCTTGGACTGGCTTGGCGCCCACTTCAGGAAGTCGGCCTCGATGACGCTGTGCCCCTTGGCGCGCAGGATCTCGCAATGCAGCGGGCTGATCTCGACGCAGGTCGTTTGCAGCTGCGGCAGATGATCGGCAATGCCGCCCTGGCCAGCGCTCGGCTCAAGCACGCCGTGGTGCGGTTCGATCTGTGCCAACTCAACCGCTGCCAGCGCGATGTTCTCCGGGGTCGGGTAAAACTGGTGCGACTTCTGGTCAGGGATGCAGCCGGAGCACACTACGGCGTCCAGCACCTCGGTCGGGTTGTAATCGAACTGCCAGTAGTGGCCGGCCTTAACCGCGCCAAGCGCCTGCAATACCTTCTCAGCTTCTGCCATAGCCGCCTTGTCGTGCTGGCCATAGTCGAAGCGCATAGCGTTCGGCACTTCCTTGTAGCGCTCCGGCCAGCCGTCCAGCTTCTCGCTGACTTGGCGCATACCGGCGAGCAGGTCGACCACCGCGAACGGTAGCGGCCTGTCGAACAGCTCGAAGTCCTTGAGCTTCTTGGCGCGCTTCGGTTTAGTCCGCAGTTCCGCCGGTATAGCCGTCGGGTGCAGATTCGCCAGGATCGCATTCAGGCGCCACGCCATGTCCGGATGGACTTCAAGGTGAGCCGTGGCCACACCACCGTATACGCGAATCCTCAGCGCGCCGCCGTCAACCGGCATCCACTGGCCATTTTGCCGACTCGCCGCCTTGATGACGGGATCGGTAGAGCCATGCTTTGGCTCGTCGCGCCCCATGAACTTGGCGATCACGCAGCGCAGGTCGTTGATGTGCCCGGCCGTCCCGTAGCTGAACACGCCCTGGATGATCATGCGCTTGCCGAAGCCCTGTGGCTGGTTGGTCACGTGCTGCCGGCTCAGCGCCCGGAAGATGCCGTCGACACGCTCAGCCAGGAATTGTGAGCGGCTGTGCAGCAGGCTGGTAAGCGTCGACCGCACCGTGGCTTCCTCGAACTCAGGAAGCGGCGGCAGCTCTGTCTCGCCGCTGTACTTGCTTGCCTTGCGTCCTTCCGGGTTGCGGATTTGCTCGTGCCATTCCTCTCGCCGCTTCTGCGGCATGTAGTCCATCACGTCGGTCATGCGCAGCGCGCGGCTCCAGAAGTCGGCGTTGAGCTGGGCAATGGCGCCCTCGACGCGGAACAGCGCTTCAACCGTTGTCGGCATACTGTGCCGCTGCTCCCGCACGTTGCCTTCGACGAAGTAGTGCAGGGCTGATGCGTTCTGGCCGTCTCGCACAGCCTCTGCCAGCGCCTCGATGTTGCTGCGTGCTGCGTTGTATTGGCCGATCAAGCCGTCTACCAAATCGGCAGACATTGGGGCGAAGAACTCCGAAACGTCCTCGACCAGCTCGCCGTCTAGGTGTTTGGCTACTGCTGTCATGCTGCCACCTCGCGCACCTTCCAAGCCCCGCACGCCTCGAAGATCCGCGCGGCCTGCTCCTCGTCCAGCGACGTGCCGCCCGGCATGGCTATCCAGCCAGAGCCGGCCAGGTGATTTGGGTTGCAGCTTTTCACCAGCGCTCGGTAATGCTCCTCGAGCACGCCGGCCAGGCTGTCGGATCGGTAGATGCCCTGCGGCGCGATCTCGCTGGCCTTGATGTACTGCTCGCCCTTCTGGTCGACGCAGAACGCGGCCAGGTAGATGACCCAGCTATGGGCTATGTCGCAGATGGCCTCGGCGATCTGCCGGCTCGGCGCGATGCTGCGGCAGGTCTTCCAGTCGACCAGCCCCTGCCGGCCTTCTGGGTCCATGTTCACGACTGCGACGCGGAACTGGCGGACAATGGCCCGGCTCAGTTTGTTGAGCCGTGCGTGGGGTAGGTTACGTTTCATGGCTGGCACACCTCCAGCAGTGCCGCCTCGCTCAGGTCACCAAGCGGCGCGACGATGTATTGGGCAAGCGCGTAGACGCCCCACGGCTTGCCAGTCAGTTCAGCTCGGTACGCCGCGTGGCGGATGGCGTCGAGCACGTCGGGGAATCTCATGGCCATTCCTGCCGCAGCATGTCGTTCTGCTTGGCCTGCGGCGTGCCACGCTTGCGCAGCGGGAGGCTGTTCGATACGGCAGAGTTGCGGGCGCCACGCTTGCGGCTGCGCTGGTCCGCCTCCAGGTTGCCGGCGTTGTTGAACGCCACCGGCTTGATCTCTATCGGCTTGCCGATGCTGTCCGGCAGCAGCTGGATCTTTCCGCCAGCGTTCAGGAATGCAGCCGTGGCCGCGTCAATTTGCGCGCGCAGAGCCTCGCCCTGCGCTATGGCATGGTTGTCTATGAGCATGGGTGTGTACCGGGGAGGAGGGCGCGCGGGGCGCCCTAAGTTGTTGATTTAGAATGGAATATCGTCGTCGAAGCTGTCGTAGTCCGGCGCGGGCTGCTGCTGTGGTGCGGCCTGCTGCGGGCGCGATTGCTGCTGCGGCCTTTGCTGAGGTTGCGCCTGGTTGTTCTGCTGCGGCGCGCTTCCTGCGAACTCGATGTTCGATACGCGCCCGGTCAGCTTGTGGCCCTGCGTGCCGTCATTCTTTTGGAAGGTTTCGATGTGCACGTCATCGACCGTCACGCTCAACTGTTGGCCTTTGAGTAGGTAAGGCGCCAGGGCTTCGGCTCGATCACCCCAAAGCGCTGCGTCTACCCACTGAGACGGGCGCTGGCCGTTCTCCTTCTTCCCGTAACTGAACGCCAGTGCCAGGGTGGCTACAGGCTTTCCAGCCTGCGTGAATCGAACTTCTGCATCGCGGCCCAGTCGGGCCAGTCCAAATAGCTGTGCCATGTCGGCTCCTTGGTTGTTGGGTTAGGCGGCAATGCCCATGACCCGATTCATGCGCTCTTCGAGCAGTTCGTAGAAGGTGGAGACGCGTTCGCTGATCTTGCGAATCAGCGCCTCGTCGCGGTATGCGCGCTTGACGAATAGGGGCATGCCCGGCCAGTAGGACACGAAGTCGATCCATTCCCGATCCGATACCCATAGCCCGCCCTGACACTGCGCGACGTGCTCCTTTGGGATCTCGCCAGCCAGGATCACGCCGACCTGGAACTTCGGCAGCTTGGTCTTGATCTCGGTGAGGCCGTTGGCGCCGACCAGCGAGTCCGGCGAGTAGCCGATGCCGTGATTCAGGATGATGGCCACCTGTTCCGTGGCGACCTCTTCACGCGACTCGTACAGGCCGCGGGCGACTGCTTCCAGCTCATGCCCGCGCTCGGTGTGGCGGTTGCCGCCGAACGGGTCTGCGGCCTCGCCTGTGATCCGCTCGCCAATCAGCGTATCCATGTAGGTGAAGGCTCCGGCACCGAAGCCGGCTTCGCCCTTGCCGTTGACCAGCAGGCAATCCAGTTCGGAGCAGGTCACGATACCCAGGCGCAGGGCCAGCCAGTCGGCCGACCCCTGCTCTACGTCACGGATTATCTGCATGTTCACCTCCCATGCCGTCTGCCATGCGCTGCTTATGTCGTGCGGCGGCACGCTCAAGCGAAGATACGATGCCGTCAAACTGGTCTGCCGGGATTTGGGAAGGGTCCGGCCAGTCCTTGCCGAACTTCTCAATCACCGCCTCGCTACATTGCGAAACGATTCCCTGCAGCCGCATGAGCTGAACGCCGGTGATGACCCGCACAGACGCTGCGCCCGCTCCGTCATCGTCATCGTCCTGCTCGGATAGGCCGGTGATCGCCTTTAGCGTGTAGCGTTCCAAGTAGGTCTTGGTGCTCGCTCGCGCCTGAATAGCGTTCTTGGCGCCTCCCGCGTCGGGCGGACCGCCCATGGAAACGCTTTCTTCGTGGCCGCCGACGTGCCGTAGGTAGCAGGTGACTTCCATCCAATCCTTCTCGTCGCGCGTCAGCTTCCACGACGACGACAGGCCATGCTTGGACAGGGCAGGCGTCACCGCATCAACCACATCGTGCAGTTCGGCATAGCTCTTGTTCTTCAGTGGGCCATCAGTGACCTTGCGGCCCTTCACGATCCGCACTGCTTCTGCCTTGAAGTTGGCAAAGGCAGCGTCGTATGCCTTCTTGGCTTCAGTTCGCTCCCAGCGCTCCTGAAGGTCCATCATTTTCTCTACCTGCTCCAGGGTGGCGCCTTGCTGAATGGCTGCCAGCATCATCCCCATCGGGGAGTTTGCAGCTGGGCCTTCTACGCGGGCCGGGAGGGCGGTGACTTGGGCTTTAGGGACTTCGTTCATGGCTGCCTCAATAGGTGATCGACACGCTGGGCACTTCGCCCTTGCGGATCATGTTGATGATGGCCTTGGCCTGTTCTTCGGTGACGCCGGCGCTCATGAATGCCTCTTTGATGGAGGTCAGCACTGCAGTCTTGTGCGCAATGTCCGCCTCGCGGGCCCTGGCCTCGGCTTCTTGGCGGGCCTGCTCGTCTGCTTGGCGCTGGCGTTCGGCTGCTGCTGCGCGCTCTGCGCGGGCTTCGGCGTCACGCTCGGCCTGCTCGGCGCGCTGCTGGGCCTCGACTCGTTCACGTTCGGCGCGCTCGGCGGCCAGCTTCAGTTCCAGCTCGCGGCGTTCTGCTGCGGCCTTGGCGTCTGCTTCACGCTTGGCTGCTGCGTCACGCTCGGCCTGTGCGCGCTGCTCGGCTTCACGCTGGGCTTGCTCGGCGGCTTCCCGGGCGATGCGCTCCTCGCGCTCCTTCTGCTCGCGCTGGGCCGCTTCGGCGCGGAGGCGCTCGAGTTCGGCCTGTTCGGCTTCGTATGCTTGCCGCTTGGTCATGGCTTCGCGCAGGGTTGCGAGGCTGGTAGCCTTAACGCGATGGGCTTCGGCCTCGAACTCTTCCCAGCTTTCATCAACCTCATACTCCTCGATGAGGCTGATAGCTGAGGCGATTTCGGCGGCGTTGCGACCTTCAACATCCACGCATCGCAACTCGCTGATGCGGCGTTCATGCTCGACTACGCGCGCCGCTTCGGCCCGCTCCCACTCAGTCAGCGGCGACCGCACCTCATCACGAAGGGCATCCATTGTGCGGACAAACTCACGCAACTCTTCCTCGACAATTTTTGGCATTTCCTTCAATCGTTTGAGGTAGTCCCGACCTGGTTTCTCGATTGCGACCTTGGACTTGCTGACCTTGGCGGCCAGTGAGGCGATGCGCTCTCGCCCTTTTCGCGTTGTTGTGTCTGGAACTTCAGTGCCGATTTCTGACTGGACTGCATCGATAAACCGCTGAAGGCCTCCCTTGACGTAGATGGCCGGCGCACTCGCCTCGCTGATGTCTTCGATCGCCAACAGTTGACTTGACATGTTGTTCTCCATTTTCAGATGTATCGACTGCAAAGCGCCTGTGCTATGCGCGGATCTGTCTGCTGGTCTGCGTAGGTGCAGGCGTGCAGATGTTTTCGTGCTTTCCATGCTTGGTGAGCGGAGATTGGGCAGGTGAAGTAGCCGAGGTGTTCTCGCACTCCAGTGAAAGGGTTGTTGCACTGAGCTTTGAACCCTCCCCTACGGCCTTCCAAGTAAACGCCGGCAGGCCATTCGCCTCGGGACGAATTACTATCTGTAAGGAACTTGTTAATCTCGGGGGAAACAAATATGCAGGTATCAGGCGAGTAGACTTTATTTCCAAGAGATAGGATGTCCTTATCCAGGTGCTTGCCCTCGTGATCCTGTAACTCCATCCAAGATCTAAACGCTGAGAATGACAGCCACTCTGGCGTTACAGTGCATCCGATATATGTAGGGTGTCGCGCCAGCTCAATTGGGCTGTAGCAGCGCGTTAGCATGTTCTTCCAGGCTCTGTATGCCGGGCATGCCCACTTCACCTTCTTACGCCCGCCAGAAATCTCGTATTCGAATACGCTGCCAGCGGCATCGTTACGCCCGACGCCTAGCACCAGCTTGGCTTTGCTTCTCATGTCAACTCCAAGGCAGTTTCTTTCGGCGGCACGATGGCCAGTTGGGTTTCTGTAGACACATGGGCTCCTTGGCCGCGTCTCGCGCAGCCTGTCAGTAGGTTGTGTTACCCGAAGAAGTAAAAGATCGCCGCCTCACCAATGAGGCCGAAAGCGAGCGTTGCGGAAAGGACGCCGAAGCCTGAAAGGGCCCACCAAGCAGCGGCGAAGCTGTGGCCTGATGGGGTGTCGTCGTGCGGGCCGGTGTCGTAGGGGAGGGGGAGGGTTATCATAACGGCGCCCCGTTGGTGATTCGATCTGCAAGGCCGTGAGCGAGAGCCCAGCCGGTGAGTAGTGCAAGGGTCACTGCGAAGCCCCGCCACCATGCGTAGCGCAGGCCCCGTTGTCTTTGGCTAGCCATCACACACCCCCCAATAGCGCCACGTAGGCGAGAGTTCCGATAAGCGATCCGGCTACGGTGATGCCTAGGGCGCCGGCCAGCTCCTTGAGTACGTAGGCGGTCATGGCTGGGCTCCTTGCAGGGCGGCGCGGGCAAGGTCGGAAACCTCTACCCACGACTGAGGTATTTCGATATGGGTGTCTGCGTAGCGCTGGGTTACGCCGTGAATTTCAAGCATTGCTGCCAGCGCCTCCTTCAGCCGACCCCGCTCAGCGAGAAGTGCGCGATTCCGAGCGACCTGATCGTCCAGAAGGGCCTGCAGTTGCATCCGCTGGTCGGCCTCCTTTGCCAGTCGAGCCTTTAGCTTGTCGATGTAGCGATTCGTGCTCATGCCGCAGTCCTCACAGTGAATCTTGTCTTGAGCGTCCATGCCTTCGTGACCGCGTAATTCATCCGCAGGTAAAGGCTCGTTTCGATCTGGCCTGTGTCGCGCAGGGCTTTCAGGTAGCCGTACAGCACGTTGCAGTGATAGTCGGCGGTCGCTGCGTACCTGGCGCCGCGTAGGTGCTTGAAGTGCTCGCGAATGGTGTCTTCGGTCTTCATGCCGCCTCCCGCTTGGCGTCGATCATGTTCCACAGCCGATCTTCGATCCGCTCCGCGTGCTCATCGGCAACCGCTGCGCAACCATTCAGATCCAGCTCCGTTTCGTTTCCGTCTTCGTCAAAGACAGAACCGCTGGTGATCGTGAATTCAAGCTCGCTGTAGCCGTAGTAATCGTCCGCGCTGTCCCGGCACCGATAGTCAGGTTCAACGACTGCGCAATGGGTTACCTCAACGGAGAGGAGGTATTCATCTAGGTCGATCTCGAATTTCATCGTGGAATCCTCGCGGAAACGCTGTCATCCGGGCACGGCTGTTCGCGGCGCCCTATGGGTCCGTAGTGGGTCATGGTGGATGCCTCTGTGCCCGGATGGGCGGGGAAGGGGTGATGCAGTGGCCGTTGCTATCCGGCTGCCGGCTTGGAACTGGAGCCATCCGGCGGCTCATTTCAGGGCATTGCTGCCACTGGCCAGTTGTAACTAGTACACCGCGCAGAAGCCTGCGCAACACTGCATCGGACTGGCGTCTGTTGCGGTTGCGATCCGCACAGAGCACCGGGATGAAGGGATAGGTATCGTGTGCAGCGCTACAGTGACGACAGAGCTTCCCAATGACCGGCTTCATACCTGCCAAACGCCAGTCCGATGCAGGCTCGTTACGTGAGCCATTCGGCCATCTCGACGGGCAAAGCTGTGGGAAATCCCGTAGATGGCTGCCGGGGTTTTCTAGCAATCGAGGCACTGGCCGGCTGATCCTCGTCGCAGGTATCCCGAAGGGCCGCTGCGCTCGGCGGTTTAGCTGGTGCGGGCTGTGAGCATTGCGTCAGCCATCGCGTATGCCACTTTCGCTACGGCCTGGTTGTCACCATCGGTCGATGGGTGGCAGATAGAAAGTCCGTTTGCACGCATAAGTGACTGCATTGCCTTGGCTGCCAGGTAGTCGCGGAGGGTCATGCCGTCTTGTGTGGCGTGGCCCGCATATCTCTCGCCAGGGTTTAGCGGCACCGGAAACGCCGGACCGCCTGTTTCAATGGTCATATCAATCTCCTTTCCAATTCCTTCTCCACCAATCCCACATGTACAGCGCTGCGAGGATGGCGCATAGGATCAGGACTTCGGGGCCGGTTAGCATGGCGTGCCGCGGGCCTTGGCGAGGGCGGCGCGGGCGGCTTCGATCAGCGCGAGGCCGGCAAAGCCCATGCTCGGGATCATGTCTGCAGCCATCTCGGTCACGCCCTCAAGCGCCTCCAGCAGCTCGTCTCGCTGCTCCTCAAGGAGCTGCATCTCTTCGAGCGCATCACTGAACTGAACGGCGCCGACCGAACCACCAAGCACTTGCATCCCGGCGTGGTAGGTTGGCTCCTTGCCATCTTCAAAACTGAGCACGACCGTGTGTTTGCTCATCTCATCCTCCTATGTGCTGATTGGTGCCCGCTGCAGCCTGTCGCCAAGCTGCGGGGGTGGGGTGTTGTGTCTTTGGCGGCGTATGCCCAAGCGTTGTTCGCTAGGGTGCTGATCCGCATGTATTCGTTCTGTGTGATGACACCGACAACTGCCAGTGCACTGATGAATCCAAGGATGCGAGGAGCCAGAACGCTCACGCCTTCCCGGTCATCGCAGTAGCGCAAATCAGTGAGCTGCCGGCCGATCTGTCTGCGCGCAAATTCAACGTCGTGATCGTCAATTTCCATCTCGATTCCCTCCTGTTAAGCCGCCATCTGCGCCTCATCCATCCGCTGAGCCCGCGCTACTTGATGAGAGCGGGGCTTGGTCTGATACCGGCAGGGCTGAGGTTTAGAAACGCTTCTTGGCATTCTCATTGACCTCACGGCGGCGCCGATTCAGCTCAATCAGTCGCTCTGTTTCCGCGTCATCCTCAATCGAATCGAATGCTGCGAGCACCAATCGCGAGTAGTCGCGCCCATCGCCCCTTAGGTCTGCTTGCCCACGCTTCGGCTTCAATTTCATGTGACTGCCTCGAAGGTTGTGCTAGATGCCGAAACACCAAAGCGCGCCCAGTTGGATGGTGAATAGAACTGAACGGTTTTTGCGATCCTGACGATGTGCTCAGCCCCGAATCGGAACGGCTTACCCTGGTACTGGCGGGGCTTCGTCAGCTTCTTATCCAGGCAAGTGGCGCCAACCACGCGCCCGTCATTCAGGCGAACTCCGTGGCGCAAGGCGCGCCCGCAGTGATCGCAGTTGCAGTCGCTCTCGTAACCAACAATTGCTATCTGAGTCATATCCTTTCCTCTCGAGTGATGCCCGGCGAACCGGTATCTCGGTTGTCTTCCCAATGCCGACTCATCGAATCGGCATCAGTGAATGTTCCGTTCTCCGTTGCGCGCTATGACGCGAACATCGTCACAGTGATGTAGCCGTTGCTGGCTCGCATCACACTCCAGCGGTTCAGCATCACGGCAGGCCCGAACTTCTTGCCCGCCGCACGCTTCACCTGATCGGCTACCGATTGCAGGCTTTCGCCTTCCTCTGCAATGGCCAGCCACTGGAGCTTCTTGCCGCTGCTCAGGCTGGCGTCGATGTTGAACTGGGCCATTTGCTATCCCTCAATCTCAAAGTGGCGGCGGGCTACCTGCTCGCCGATCTCGTCTAGCAGTGCATCAGCACCGAAGTGGTTCACGATCTGCTCAATGTCGAAGTTTTCCAGGACCGTTGCGCCGTCAGCGTCGTAGGCCGAAACACCCATCAGCGTGCGGCTGGCCGGGTTAACGTCGATCTTGTATGCGTCGAAATTCATAACTGAGATGTTCATTGCTGCTCCCTCCAGTGGATTCCCCCTGATGCGCCCCACTTGAGGCGCACCGAGGAATCTTCTGTCTTGCTGGCCTCCGTTACTTGCCACGGTGGGCTGGGCTGATAATTCGGAAATCCCGAATTACCTCTCTCCGCTGCGATTCCTTGTCTGAGTCGTCTCTTGCCCGCTGCCGCAACTGGCGTCGCACCGGGTGACATTTCGCAACTTCGCGTGGCTGCATGTGGAGCCACGGCCAGTTCCAGAGCTGGCATGGGGCGGAAAACTTGTTACTCGCGCTGTGCCCAGATGGGGATTCCGCCGCGAGGATTCCTGAGTGTTAAAGAGCGTGGGCTTTTCAGGCCCTGACGCGGTGCTGCTGCGTCGATGGGTGAACATTAACCGCCGGTAGATTGCGTGTCAACACCGCCGGTTAATATTTTTTCGATAGGCGAACGAAACCGCCCCGAGGCTCCGCCGAGGCCCTATTGAGGGAATCAGGAATCAGGAATCAGGAATCAGGAATCAGCCGGGCTCGACATGGCCTAGGACATGCCTAGGCCCGTACATTGGCTGGATGGTGCGGAATAGAAGGGTTCTGCAGATACAAAAAGCCCCGCGTGGTGCGGGGCTTTGGTTACTGCTGTGGGGCGGCTGTGGGTGGCGCCTGCTGGGCCTTGATCTGCTCGAAGAGAACCTTCGCGTCATTCAATAGCTGCTGGTTCTGAACGGCTGCCGCTTTTACGTCATCGCGCAGATAGCTGCTGAACCGCGCATTCTCATCTCGCTGCGACTGTAGTCCCCACTGGAGAACGCCGGCAAAAATAGAAAGGACAGCGACAGCTGTGCCTATAGCCCACCATTTCGCATGGGACAGCTCCGTTCTGAGTTGCCGCGCTTCATCCTTGAAGCCAACTACCGCGTTCTCGATATTCTGGACGCGGGCATCTAGCCTGGTCTCCAGGGCTTCAAGGCGGGCGTCGATCTCATGGCGCGTTATGTCATTCATGGCGCGATGATCCGCCCGGTGCGGCGCGGTGTCAACTTGGCCAATCTGTACGGCGAAATCCAGGTTGGTGTAGATGTCCTCGCTGCGGTCGGTGAACTCCTCCCCTTTAATCATCTATCTTGACTCTGGCTGGAGGTTCCTTCGGGGTTAGTAGCGCGCCAGAGTCCTTTGCGAACGCTTCCCACACATCGACCATGCTGTTGTGATAACGAAGCCCGTCCTTTCTGGTTTTCTCAGCCTGTAGCGCGATCGCGTCAGCTGTCGCATGGTCGCCCGCCTCACGGCACCGGTCAGCCTCTTTCCCCGCGACCATATGGGCGAGCGCGCTCACATCGACCGTGTACTGGGCGAGATGGCGAACGCTATCCATAAGAGCCAAGTTAAACTCTTGCTGACTAGTTGGCTGCGGCTTGCCTGCTTTTTCCTGGTCTTCGCTCATATCAAACCCTTACCTTGCTCGGCGCCACGATGTGTCCGCTCATGCCATTGCTCCGCCACGCCAGATCACGCGACCCATGATAGGGACCTCGGCCATTGAGGCGGCAGAGACTTCCTCGTCTGGATAGCGAGCCTTGTCCGGGTTATCGCTGCGAATCAGCCAGCTGCCAGATATCTGCTGCGCCATGCGCTTGATGCTCAAGCTGCCATCCGGGCGCCGGATCGCGTACACCTGGCGGTCTCGCGGATCCGTGTCGGAGCTGTCGAACAGCACAACGTCACCCTCGAAGATGTATGGCTCCATGCTGCTGCCGGTGGCGTAGATGACAAACAGGTGCTGCGGCTTGGCGCCCATGCGGCGCAGCCAGTCACGCTTGAATGCCAGTCCGCCAGTGACTTCGACGTGATCATTCAGCGCGCCATCACCGCAGGCGCCGCGTGCATCGTACTGCGGTATCAAGGCGTAATCGTTTTCGCTGGGCGAATGTCCAGGGCCTGGCGATCGCTCGCTGACCCCAAGGTCATGGGTGGCGCTATCGATCTGATAGCTGACCTTTGCAGCCTGCGCCATTGATGAGAGTTCGGCGGCAAGGCGCGGGCTGAACCGATCAACTGGCTCGTCGATCATGACGCTCAGGACAGATGCAAACCTGGCGTTCAGCGGATTGGTGCCGTTCAGGTACATGGCGACGGCTGCCGGCGATATCTCTGCGGCATCGGCCAGCTTTGCCTGCGTTAACCCAAGGGGGCCTTTCTTCGACATGAAGAGAGCCTTGGCCGCTTCGCACTCGGCTCTCTGTTCTGGCGACAACTCTTTCTTTCTGCTCATGCGCGCAATTTAAACCGTTCGTTAATTTCTTGCGCCAACCGGCGGTGTTGCAAACTTCCTAACCGGCGGTTAAGATTCGCTCAGGTTCACCAAATAGAGATGCCGGAATGAAGAAAAAACCATTGCCAGACCTCGTTGCCGAGAAGGGTCAGGCAGCCGTAGCGAAGGCTTTGGGCGTCAGCCCGGCGGCCATCAGCAAGGCCCTGAATGCAGAGCGGGAGATCGTTGTGACCGTGAATCGCGATGGCTCCATGACGGCTCAAGAACTCAAGCCGTTTCCATCCCAAGCCAAGCGTGCGGCGTAACCAGAAAAGGAAATCGACCATGTACCACGACCCCAAACATCTGCGTGACCACATCACGAAGGTTCGTCTCGACGAAGACACAGACGAGCTCCTTCAGTCGCTGGCGAAGTTCCATCGCACCCAGAAAGCCGTACTGGCTCGCGAGCTCCTGGAAGCCAGCCTGCGGGACATGCTTTCGCGCCTTGAGGATACCGAAACCGAGCAGATGGCCTGAAGGCCTCGAAGGGGGCCTCATGGCTGATCAAGAAGTCGCTCTCGATGAGCGCTACCAGCGCGCATTGCATGAGCTAGCAAGGCAGGAAGGTAAGTCGCCAGAAGACCTGGGCGGCGAGCTGATCAGGGATCAACTTCGGAAGATCACTGAGCCGAAAGGCAACACCGGCAAGGTGCAGCCGTTTCGGAGGAGGGCAGGCCCTGAAAAGGGACCGAAAAACGGGCAATAAAAAACCCACCGGACAGGGTGGGTTCTTCAAACAACGCTAGAGCTGGAGCAAATAATGCCGAACCTACTACCAAATTGCAAGACCCTGACCATGAGCAGTCGCGAGATTGCTGATCTGGTTGGCAAGCGTCACGACAAGGTCAAGCAGTCCATTGAGCGGCTTTCTATCGCGAAGCGAGGAGCTGATCAGGCCCCGATTGATCTTCCCCCAATGGGGGAATACCTCGACAGTCTTGGTCGGCCGGCGGCCGAGTACGTGTTTTCGGGCGAGAAGGGAAAGCGCGACAGCATCATTGTGGTCGCTCAGCTTTCGCCCGAGTACACCGCGCGACTGGTTGACCGCTGGCAGGAGTTGGAGTCGGCGAATCGCGTACAGCTGCCAGACTTCACCAACCCGGCAGAGTCGGCGCGTGCATGGGCAGAACAGTACGAGCTTCGCGCCATCGCACAGCAGGCCTTGGCAATCGCCGCGCCGAAGGTTGAGTTCGTCGACCGCTACGTCGAGAACACCGGCACGCTGACGTTCCGCCAGGTGGCCAAGCTGCTCAAGGCCAATGAGCGCGTGCTGCGTCAGCTGCTCATCGACGGCCACGTCATGTACCGCCTGAACGGCGTGATGACCCCATACCAGAACCATATCGACGCCGGCCGCTTCGAGGTGAAGACCGGCACATCCGAGCGCAATAACCACGCCTTCGCACAAGCCCGCTTCACGCCAAAAGGCGTCCAGTGGATTGCTGGCTTGTGGGCGTCGCACACCATGCAGGAGGCCGCATGATGGCCAGATCGCGCAATATCAAGCCTGGATTCTTCCAGAACGAAGACCTGCAAGAGCTCGACTTCGCCACTCGCCTATTCTTCATCGGCCTCTGGACTGAAGCCGACAAGGAAGGTCGTCTCGAAGATCGTCCGAAGAAGCTGAAGAACGCACTCTTCCCGGCTGACGACGTGGAAGTCGAGCAGATGCTGGACGGCCTGGCCGCATACGGATTCATCAGCCGCTATGAGCGTGCCGGCAAGAAGATCATCCAGATCGTGAAGTGGGCCAAGCACCAGAACCCGCACCGCCGCGAGGCTCCGAGCACGCTGCCTGCCGAGACCGATGAAGTCGTGGAGGAAGAGCAGCAGGCCGAATCAGGGCCTCAAAAAGCTGACACCGAGGCGTCCTTCGAAACCTTCTGGAAGCTGTACCCGCGCAAGACCGCCAAGGACAACGCCCGCAAGGCCTTCGCGAAGATCAATCCCGATGCCGAGCTGCTGGCTCAGATCCTCGAGTCTCTGGCCAAGCACTGCACCTGCCAGAGCTGGCTTAAGGACGACGGGCAGTTCATCCCGCACGCCGCCACCTGGCTCAACGGCAAGCGCTGGAACGACGAAGTGAAGGCGGCTGCGAACGTGCACCACTTCCCTGGCGCCTCGCGTCACACCGGCTTTGCTGAGCGCGACTACAAAGCAGGCCTGATCGAGCGGGAGGATGGCACTCATGGCTTCTGAATTGAGCACAGCGCTGACCGAGCTTGACCGCCGTTTCGGCGTTACAGGCAAGAAGCCTGCAGTCTGCGACAAGCACGGCGACTACATCTCAGTCCTGCGTGATGGGCATGAGCCGAGTTCGTGCCCGAACTGCTTTGCAGAGGCGCGCGCCGAAGAGGAGCGGCTGAACAAGCTGCGTGACTTCGCGCACTGGCAGCTTCAGAAGGCGCGCATCCCCCGCCGATTCGCCGAGAAGTCGTTCGCCAACTACGAAGCCCGCACGCCCGAGCAAAAGGAGGCGCTCGAAATCTGCCAGGCATATGCCGACAACTTCGAGGAGCACCTGAAGGCTGGGCGCTGCATGTTGCTGCTCGGCAGCCTGGGCACCGGTAAAACGCACCTCGCCATCGCCATCGCCAACCGCCTGATTCACAAGAAGGGCATCTCGGCAATCTACCGCACTGTTGGCGGCGTGCTGGCTGAGATTCGGTCGAGCTATGACGCTCGCGACGTGACCGAGGAGGAGGTCATGCGCAGCTTGATCGCCCCGAAGCTGCTGATCCTAGACGAAGCCGGAGCTACGAAGCCAAGCGAGTTCGAGCTGGCGACCCTGTTCCGCATCATCAACGGCCGCTATGAGCAGCTGCTGCCGACCGTCGTCATCTCCAATCTTCCGGCTGACGAGCTATCGGCTGCGCTTGGCGAGCGCTGCGTCGATCGACTGCGTGAGGGCGGCGGTTTCGCCATCGGCTTCGACTGGAAGTCGGCGCGCGGGAGGGCCAAAGGATGACCACCTCCATCGGCACCGGCCGCCTGCACGATGGCGGCCTTGACTGCCGGAATCTCTGCGAAATCTGCGGTACCAGCCGCACCACTCGCCGGCACCAGGCCTGCGCGCAGATCCGCAAGGCCATCTACTCCGCGCCAGCCGCTCAGCGCCTAGAGGTTCAGGCACTCCAGCGCCAAGGCTACCTCCCCCAGGCAATCACCGGGTCAGGCATAGGCCTATCCCGCGGCAATGACCATCGCGTCGTCTGTGCTGACGGAAGCACCCAGCGCGGCGTAGGAGCACGGAAATGAGCAAGTACGACGAATTGAAGCGGCTGGCTGAAGACATGAAAGGCTGGCCGAACAAGGACGCTTTCGAGTCTGACGATGCTTGGTGTGTTGGCTCGATAGATGAGGACGACAACCTGTGGCCAGTCATCGAGGTCCAGACTGAGCGGTACGACGCCTTCGATGCCTCCGAGCCGATGGCGACGTACTACGCCGCCGCCAACCCCGCCGCCATCCTTGAGCTGATCGCGGAGAACAGCTCCTTGAAGGATTTGCTTGCCCAAGCTGCCGCAATGATCCGTAACGCGGACGTTGAAACCGGCGTGTGCTGCTGCGGATCGCCAGTCGAGACTCACGGCTTCGGTGATGGGCACAGCCCGGTTGACCAGGGTGGCTATTACGCGCTCGACCTGCTTGCCCGAATCGATGCCGCCATGCAGGAGGCCTCGAAATGAGCGACTACATCACCTGCGAGCAGCTTGTAGAGGCACTCAGCTATGACCCTGAAACCGGTGTTTTCACTTGGCTGATAAGCCCGGCGAAGATCGTGCGCGCGGGATCTGTTGCGGGAACGAGAGCGACCACTGGGTACATCGATATTGGATTCAAGCAGAAAACATACCGTGCCCATCGCCTTGCCTGGCTCTACATGACGGGCCGGATGCCAACTCTTGATATTGACCACATCAATGGGGTTCGGGACGACAACAGATTCGCAAATCTACGGGAGGTAGACCGTAGTACCAACATGCAAAACATTCGCCGGCCCGGAGTAAAGAACAAGTCGGGCTATCTAGGCGTGTCCGTGGATCGCTGGGATGGGAAGTGGATAGCCCAGATAACCGTAAACGGCGAGAAGGTTTTCCTAGGGCGGCATGAGTCGCCAGAGCTTGCGGCAGCAGCGTACATCGAAGCAAAGCGCCGCCTACATCCTGGGTGCACGATATGAGTACGTTGATTGAAATCACCGAAGCCTTCCACCAGGCCCGCACAGCCCCCGATGTAACAGATCGCGCTACTGGCCTAGAGGAGGCGGATCGTATAGGTGGCGTGGCGCTGGTACAGGCCAGGCTGCAGGGGCAGGGCGCTGAGGAATGCGAGGAGTGCGGCATCGAGATTCCCGAGGCGCGCCGCCTTGCCGCTCCGTGGGCGGTGTGCTGCGTGGATTGCCAGGGAATTCGGGAGCGTCGCGCATGAACGGCGTAATCATCTCCCTCTGCGACCTCACCGGCGCCATGGTTGCCCCTTGGGTAGAAGCGGGTTACGACGCCGTGCTGGTTGATCCGCAGCACGGCAAGTACAGCAACGACGGTCGTATCGAGCGCCTACCCTGCACCGTGCTAGAGGCCGCCTGCCGCCTCGGCGAGATCATCCGCGGTCGCCGCGTAGTGTTCGTGGCCGGATTCCCGCCATGCACTGACGTAGCGATCTCCGGCGCTCGCTGGTTCGCTGCAAAGGCAGCAGAAGACAAGCACTTTCAGGCGAAAGCCGCGCTAGTGGCTGAACAGTGCCGAATGATTGGCCAGATCAGCGGTGCGCCCTGGTTCTTCGAGAATCCCCGGAGCGTCTTCAGCACGATCTTTGGAGCGCCTGGCCACACCTTCCACCCCTACCAGTTCACCAAGCTTTGCGCGGATGACAACTACGTGAAGCTGACCTGTCTTTGGGCTGGCGGTGGATTCGTCATGCCAGACGAAGATCGTGATCTTTCCTTGGGCGAGCCTGATTCCAGGATTCACTACGCAGCGCCAGGCCCCGAGCGCGCCAACTTCCGCAGCGCCACGCCGAAGGGATTTGCTCAGGCTGTGTTCGAGGCCAACGCCCCGCACCTGCGCCGGCAGCTGCATCTGTGGGAGGCCGCGTAAATGGCTGAGAAATTCCGCGTCTCGCATATCGGCGAGCTCTCCCAAGTCAACGCCGCGATCCGTGCAAAGGGCTTCCCTTGCACGGTGACCATCACCGGCGCCAGTCGATCGCTCCCGCAGAACGCGCTGTTTCATAAGTGGTGCGAGGAGATTGCCCGGTTTTTCGTGAGCATGGGCAAGACGACCTTCGCCACCGGTGCCGCCATGGACCGGGACAACGTGAAGCGCAACCTGAAGCAGACCTTCCTCGGCGAGCAGCTGGTCCAGGACATCAGCCTGAAGACCGGCGAGATCACCGACCGCTACGAGCTCAAGCACACCAGCGAGCTCGACAAGGGTGAGATGCACGCCTTCATGACCTGCATAGACGCCTGGGCTGCCGAGCACGGCATCTACCTGCCGCACCCGGAGGATTCCGAGTACATGCGGATGAAGATCGAGTTCGGGGAGGCCGCAGCATGAAGGGTAAGAAAGCCCCATCAGCCGAGCAGAAGCGCTACCACGACCTGCTGGCCCAGCGCATCGGCTGTATTGCCTGCCAGAAGGACGGCCGATTCAACCCATCCGTGAGCATCCATCACGTCGACGGCCGAACCAAGCCTGATGCGCACTGGATGGTGCTTCCGATCTGCGCTGGACACCATCAGCACGGAACCGGCGCGCCAGGTCTGACCGGAATCCACCCATACAAGGCCCGCTTCGAGCTGGCCTATGGGAAGCAGGAAACACTAATCCGCGACTGCGCCCTGCAGTTGCTTGAAATGGGCCTGACGCTGCCGGCGCGGGTCATGGAATTGATCGGACTGGAGCAGGCCGCATGAGCCACGAACACTATTTCATCGACGTATCGCACATCGACCGGCTCGACGTGTACCGCCTGCTTGATCTGTTCAAGGTCACCTGCCCGGTCGCTCAGCACATCGTCAAGAAAGCATTAGCGGCAGGCCAGCGCGGGCACAAGGACACGCGCCGCGACTGGCAGGACATTGCCGATAGCGCCGCACGCCGACTGCAGATGATCGACGAGGATGCCGGGTGGACCGCTGAAGCTATCCGCGCCGCTTCATTCGGCCAGATCAACACTCTCGACTACCGCGACCCGCGCACCGTTGCCGGCGTAGACGTGTCGTTCCCGACTGAGAAGCACCTGAACTTCGCGCCGGAGAAGCGCGGCGTTCAGTGCGGTGATTGCGGTTATCCATACCAAGGCCTTCCACGCCAGCACTGCAAACACCACTACGCGGAGGCGAGCCATGCATGAGCACCTCTGCGGCTCCTGCTGGATTGAACTTGGCGGAATTGACTGCCGATGCTCGGGCGCTGATCGAGGCGGACAAAACGGCCTGCCTGATCCGGTGGAAGGTGCGCGACCTCAAGGGCGAGGAGCGGCAGAGGAAGGGCCAGGAATTGCTGGCAGCTGTGCCCGAGAGTGCGCGTCCTGCCGTTGTGGCGGCGCTGAAGGCGAGGGCCGGTAAATGACTTTCCCGATCCGTAAAGCCTCAGCCCAAACCACGGTCAAGCCGGCGAAAAGTGCGGGATCGGGAAAATCCACCGCGAGCGGCATGCGTGAGCGAAAGAAACCAACACCAAATAAGGCTTGCGAAAAGTGCCATGCGCCTTTCTATGCCGCGCCGTCCCATGTGCTGAAGGGGCAGGGTAGGTTTTGCAGCCACACCTGTGCGAGGTCAGGTTCAGGCAATCCGCGATACAAGGAAAACGATGTGGCCTGCAAAGGCTGCGGCTCTAAGTTCCACGTAAAGCCGTCTCGCCAGACGAGAGGCAAGGCTCGCGTCTATTGCTCCGATGAGTGCCGGAAGAAGGCCCAGGTATCGAGCAAGACATGCCCATCGTGCCAAGTCGATTTCGATGTTCCTGCATCTCATGCGCATAAGCGGAAGTTCTGCTCTGCGGACTGCCAGAAAAAATCATTTCGAAACAGCACGCCAAACAGGGCGTGCGCCACCTGCTGCGCCCCGTTCTTCATAAAGGAGTCCGATTTGAAACGTGTAGCCGATGCCGGAACGTTTTGCTCCGTGGAATGCATGACTCGGAGCCGAGGGAAAATCAGGCTGGAAGACGGGAAGTATGCGTCTCACCTTGAGCGCGATCTCTACCAGATGCTGAAGGAAGAGGGGTTGTTAGCTGGCGCCGTTCGTGAATACAAGTTCCACCCAAACAGGAGGTGGCTGTTTGACTTCGCATGGCCTGAGATGAAAGTCGCGGTCGAGATTCACGGAGGAATTTGGTCTGGCGGAAGAGGCGGGCATACGTCAGGAAAGGGCAGGTTGCGCGACATGGAGAAGATGAACGAAGCAACCATGCTTGGCTGGCTAGTTCTTGAGGTTGCATCAAGCCACCTAAGAGACAGAAGCGTAATTGATTGGGTGCGGAAGCTTATAGAGCTGAGGGTTGCCGCATGACCAGTCACCGCTGCGACCCCGCCATGATCAAGAGCGGGCGCGCGATCGAGACAATCCGAATTCTGATGCAGCAGAGGGGAGCAGCCTGATGGCAGGACGTGACGAGCGATTGCTCGACTTCGCAACAGGGCGCCAGGCGCAGTATCTGGAAGCCATCTGGCAGGAGGGCAGCATTCGGGCGGCAGCTCGCCGGCTTGGCGTGAACTTCAATGCTGTGCACAAGGGCTATCAGGCGGTGCTGCGCAAGGCTGGCGTGACTGCAGAGCTGATTCCGGCAGAGGCCGTGAGTGCCGCAGGCGAGACATTCGTGGTCACGTGTGCCGTAAACGCGACAAAGGCGCACGCCGGCTTCATGAAGAGCCTGCAGCTTTACTGCTCGATGCGCGGAGCTCGCCTGATGGTCATCCCGCTCCGGTACCAGAACCCGACAAACCGTGACGCCAAGCGCGATGACGAGTGGTGGGATTCCCGTTTGGTGCCTTACCTGGTCAGTGAGCGGACCAAGATCGCCCGCGACCTGATCGTGCTGGCCGACATCAAGACCCAGCCGACCGCAGTAAACCCGCTGCAGAAGTGGCAGACGGTGACCGGCACCGCCTCGGCCATCATCGGGCATCCGAAGATCGCACTGAAGACCGTGGCCACGAACCCGGGTGTGCCCGCCAAGCTGGTGATGAGTACAGGCGCTTGCACCGTCGAGAACTACAGCGACACCAACGCGGGCGCCTCGGGCAAGTTCCACCACACGCTCGGGGCCGTAGTGGTGGAGATCGACGGGCCGCGCACGCACATCCGCCACATCTGCCCGATGAAGGACGGAAGCTTTATCGATCTGGCCACCAAGTACACCGTGAAGGGCGCAGAGCCGGCGCCACGCGCTGAAGTGCTGACCATGGGGGACATCCATGCAGAGATGGCCTCTCCGGTCGTTACGCAGGCCACCAAGGAGCTTGCCGACCTGATCCGCCCGAAGGCCCTGGTCCTGCATGACGTGCTCAACTTCGGATCGGCCAGCCACCATGCCAAGTTCTTCGAGAAGTTCCGCCGCCACGTCAGCGGTACCAGCGGCGTGCTGCACGAGCTGAAGGTGACCGCCCGCCACGTCGACCTGCTCTCCGGGTTCGCCGACAAGACCGTGATGGTCAATTCGAACCACCACGACCACTTCATGCAGTGGCTCGAGAAGGCAGAGCACGCCCTAGATATGGAGAACACACTGGTCTTCCACGAGACCAAGGCCGCCATGCTCCGCGCCATCCACGAGGGCAGCTACTGCGACCCGTTCCAGTACTGGATGGACAAGCTGATGAAGCACGGCGATCGCCTGTTGTGGCTGAAGCCTGGCGAGTCATTCATGCGTCACGGTATTGAGCACGGCTGGCACGGCCACAAAGGGCCTAATGGGGCCCGCGGATCAACCAAGAGCTTCGCCACCATCGGCGCCAAGGTCGTGAAAGGCCATTCGCACGGCGCGGAGATCATCGACGGGGCCCGATCGGTCGGTACCAGTTCACTGATGGACATGGGCTACAACACCGACAGCCCGAGTGGATGGACTTGGACGCACGACATTACCTACGCCAACGGAAAGCAGACGCTCATTCACTGCGTCGGCGGTACCTTCTTTCGCCGCGATGCGGCAGCAGCACGGGGAGCAGCAGCATGAGTACAGAGAAAGGCACCCTGGTCCGCATCATCGTTGCGGGTAGTGAGGGAATGACCGCTCCGGCAGCCTGGGCGAAAATGGCTGAGGAGACGATGGGCGGCAGCGGCATGAGCAGGCAGCAACTGTTCGAGCTGGATTGCGACTGTCGCCGCATGCTTCACCATTCGATGCAGGCGCAGCACTGGAACGCACTCGTCGCCTTCTACGGCATAGACGCCAACGACCGCGGCGCGTCAATCAGAGCGCTCGCCTCATCTGTGGCCACGCCGGCACACAAGCACTTCAAGACCTACGCAATCGTCACCTGGGCAGAACCGCAGCGAAAAGGGGCGCAAGGACGCCGCAGCACCGCGATCCTGTCCGAGGACATGTATGACATGAACGTGTGGGACGACAACAAGGGAACGCCAGAGCGCACGCGCAGGGATTGGCGGCGAAAGATTCATCAGGCGCTGTTCCAGATCCTGGAGGGCGCAGAGATCGAGGCGTTCGAATTGCTGCGACAGAATGAAATATTCGACATGGCCGCTTGACACTCTTTGCCAGATTGCCGAATATATCCCCATCCTGTCGATCTTGCGCGCTGAGGATTGATAGTGATCTGCGACACCTGCTGCGAAAGCGTCTGATCAGCGCAAGTAGAAAGTGGTGTGGCCTCAAGGGGGAGAGTCCCCTTTGACAACTTCAAGAGCCCTGACTTCGGTCGGGGCTTTTTCGTTTCGGGCGGAACCTGGCTGACGAAGGCCTCGCCATCCTGCGCCCATCAAACACCACGCCGTGCGACGGCAAGCGCTGCTAATACTCGCGTCATCCAATACAGCGCATCTAATCCCCGGCCTGCTTGCGATCGGCTACGCTCCACACGCAGCACACTGCGCGACCTGAGTACAGGTATCGCCCCGTAGACGTGCGGGGAATCGGGCTTTACAGATGGCCGCTGCCTCTTCCATTGGTACGCAGCGGTTCTTGATTTCCGGCCCCATGCCTGCCTCCTTGCTCATAGGCGGATCGCACGCGCATGTGAGGCCGGACTTATTCGATAGACCCCAGGACATTCCCTATGGCTGAACCGACTTCTACCGGTATCGCAGTTGCCGGCGCGTTCGGGGCAGGCATTGCCGGCGTGCTCGCTGGAGTGGATAGCGCTGCTGCTGTCGGCTCGCTGTGTGGCTCGGTGATCTACTTCATCAGCTCCAAAGAACTGCAGATGCCCGAGAGGCTGGCGTACTTCCTGATCTCGTTCGTGATGGGCTACCTACTGGCGCCCGCGATCACTGGTATCGAAGCATGGGGCATCAAGCCATTCACAATGCCAGCGCCTGCAGCATTCGGCGCATCGCTGATGGTGGTAACGATCTCCCTGGCAGCCCTGAAGCGCAAAGGGCGATCGCCCGTAGATGGTGGCTTAGATGGCTAACTCTCTGACCTACGCAACCCTGATCCTCTGCCTGGTGATGTTTGTTCGCCTGTTCACCTACCAGAGGGGCGATGCCAAGTTCCGGCGTGACGTATCAATCATGGCTGCGCTCATCATGGCGTGCTGCGGTGCGACTGCGATCTACATCGTGGCCGGCGATCTGCGCATTCCCTATCAGGCATGGCCGCTGGTACTGCTACTGGCCGTCCTCGCTGCCTCGCTAATGCGCTGCGGCGGGAACATGAGCAAGGTGCTACGTCACCCCATCGAATGGGATGGGCACGAACGCAGGCGCCGACAGTGAGACGCCTCCACGCCATCCTCCTACTCCTCCGCATCGCTCTATGCGTATGCCTGATGGTGGGGATGGAGGCGTGGAAGGTGGCTAGGCGAGAGTGGAGAGGGATAGCGCGCTGATGCCTGTCCGTCCTTCTCGCCTATGCATGGAGCCAGGATGTAAGAAGCCCTCCGTGACTGGCTCGCATCGCTGCCAGCTCCACAAGGTAGAGGCGAGCGAACGCAAGGCTGAAGTCCGCAAGGAAGTCCATCGCGAGTACAACCTGCGGCGGGATGAGTCAGACAGCTTCTACAAGACCGAGCGCTGGAAGAAGCTCAGTGCCTACTACCGGAAGCACAACCCTGTGTGCGAGTGCTGCAGTAACGCAGCCAGCGATATCACCGACCACATCAAGCCATACAAGACTCACCCGGAGCTTGGGCTGGATTGGGACAACCTGCGCGCACTGTGTAGGACCTGTCACAACCGTATTGGCGAGCGAGTCGGCTTGACGTCTCGCCGCTTGGGTGGAAGACATGCTGGGTAGGGGGTGGGTAAAAAGTCTGTTGGAAATCGGCTCCCGAACGACGGGGGGGGCCAAATTTTCACACCGTCAAAATTCACATTCCAAAATTTGAGGTAGCGACATGGCCCGTAAGCCAACCGCTCCGCACCTCAAGGTCCTGCAGGGCACAAGCCGACCGGATCGCGAAGTGTCGGACGCCCCTGAATACGATTTGATCGAAGAATTTCCAGAGGCGCCAATTCACCTGAACCCTGACGGCGCTGAGATGTGGAATCGCCTAGGGCCGCAATTGGTCGCCGCGCGCGTCCTCCAGGTTGTCGACCTGTTCTCTCTGGAGCAGCTGTGTTTTTCCTGGCAGCGGTTCCGTATGAAGGCCAAGGCAGGGAT